CTACCTAAGTCTGAGAAAGATAAGGTAAAGGTATAGTCCGACTCTCACAGTAATGTGAGTCAGTTCGTAACCAATTTGTCGCAGGTTCGAGTCCTGCCCGGGGAGCCAATTTTGACAACTGTCCGAAACTGGATGGTTTTCGGTTAACGCCTCACTATTATTAGTGGGGCGTTTTACTTTTTGGGCGGTTATATCGGGCAGGGTGCTGGGCAGGATGTCTTGTATCGGCTCGCTTATAAACATGTTCAGCGCAATCTTATCCTCATAGATTACAATATCCTTAATCAATGCCCGAAGGAGGCTTTTCTGGGCTTCAGCAGGGGCTTTATCCATATACTGCATGGCAAAGCGTATATTATGGTGCAAGAACTCGCCAGAATGGGCGTTCATTTGGGCGATCCGCTTCTGGGCTTGCAGTCTGCTTAACTCGCTGTCAACCTGCGCAATTTCGGTTTCAAGGGCGGTCATTTTGTCTTTAAAGGTGGATCCCTGCGGAATGGTGCCGTTCATGGCTAAATCGAGCAGTTTTTGGGATTCATGGCGCAAGGTGTGCAGGTGTTCTTCTTTTTCTTTGGTTTTCGCTTCAAGAGTTTCAAGTTTGACCTGTGATTCAAGGATGGCGTTTCCGATTGCTTTGGTGATCATTTCCTGATCTTTTGAAGCTCGCTTGAAATACTCCACAACCGCCTCATCAAACACGGTGGCAGATATTCTTTTGTTTGAACAGCCGAGGGCCTGTTTCGATCGGTTGCATTCGTAGTAAAAGAATTTTCTTTTGCCACGCCCGCCAGCGAAATTACACATCATATGACTTCCGCAATCACCGCATTTTAGTAATCCCGCCAATAAATAACTATATTCCTTTTCCTTTGGCACGAAGTTATGTCCGGGCAGTTTCGCTGTCAGGATTCTGTTGGCACGTTCCCAGAGTTTGTCATCGACTATGGCTTTGTGTGTGCCTTTGTGCATTTCACCGCTGTAGTGAATGTATCCTTTATAAAATGGATTCTTGATCAAATGGGAGAGGGACTGTCTGCGCCATGCTTTTCCTGTTGATGTTAGCAGTCCACGTTTTTGCAGTTCAAGCCCGATTTCAGTCAGCGATTTATTATCTGCCGCAAGTTCCCATACGATTTTAAGGATGGGAGCAACTTTTTCGTCCACAATAATTTTATTCGGTTGGGTTCCGTTTGGCAGACGTTCGCCATCAGGGATGAGTTTGTATCCGTATGGAAGCTGTCCACCGACCCAGCGTCCTTGCCGTACTCTCGCAAGGGCGGAAGCCTTCACACGTTCTCCGGTTAGTTCCCTTTCAAATGCAGAAAGCAATCCTAAAATTCCAATCACCACACGCCCGATAGCGGTTGAGCTGTCGAGGTTCTCACGCACAGAAATAAAATCAATATCATTGTCACGAAACAGATCAATGAGGGAGTAGAGGTCTCTCGGGTTTCTGGTTAAGCGGTCGAGGCGGAAGAAGATGATTCCGTCAAACGACCGCTTTTTTTTGTTTACGTCCTCAAGGATTTTCTGGATTCCCGGCCGGTTCAGGTCTTTACCGGAAAATCCGTCATCATTTACCACGCCTTTTTTACCGATGTTTGCCATTTCATATCCGAAGGCATCGAGCATGTTTTTGCAGTGGTGCGCCTGAGCGTCCAGCGTGGTGTAGTCGCCCTGCGCCTGATCATCAGTCGAACACCGTGTGTATATTACATATTGCTTGGTGCCGTCTGATTTTTTGTTATTCGGCATAATCATAAAGCATCACTCCTTTTTACAACCCCTATAACAACCGTTTGGACAAGTCAAGCTATATACCCCGGGGCGGAATATCCGTCCATCTACCGCATATATACGTATTTTTTTAAGTTTTTGTATCACTGCCTGAGACACTTTCGCCAATTTCTCCGTATGTACGCCCTGAGGTGAGAATCATGGGCGAAAGAGCTACAAAACAATTTAACAAACGGTTTAAAGGCGGGATCGAGATCCGGTTTGCGGAAAGTGCTTTAAGCCCGGCAGAGCAGGAGTATCGCAATAAGTGTTTGAGGGAATCGATCACGGCAATCTTTCGGGGATTGCTGGGGCGTGAGCCTTCGCATGAAGAACTGACCGGGCAGGTAGATATCTCTTTGAATAAAGGGATTTTACGACGCAAGAAAAACCTCCGTTAGGCCTCCGTTATGGAGCGGGAGGTTTCAAAAGCGTAGCATTAAATTGTGCTGGTTCATTGAGAACTCACTTTTTGAAAAAAAAGGAGGAGTCTCTCATGAACCAGAATTACGCAGGACTTTTTGAAAATTGGGAAATCGGTGTAGCTACAAAAGTTATCCGGGAGTTCAAAGCACAATGGAAATGGCTTCAGCGCATAGACGAAGAAGACTTGCTTCAGGAATGCCTGACTCACTGGCTATTCAGCCGGGACAGGTTCGATCCGCAAGCAGGCGCAAAGCGCAATACGTTTATGGCTCGGGTTGTTGCCAACAAGTTAAAGGACATTATCCGGGAGCAGTCGAGCGATAAACGCAAAGTCGCTCACCAGAGTTCGTCAATAGACCAGCCCTTAAGTGATGATGAGGAATCTTCCTCATTATTAGATGTTCTCGCTTCTGATTCAGATTTCCGCTTACAGGCGGAGCTGAGAATCTCAATCGAACAGACTTTTACGCATTTAACGGAAAACCAGCAGAAGCTGTGCCGGTGTTTGAGTGAGGGATGCACCAACATGTCGGAACTGGCAACAACGCTAGGTGTTGGGCGTGCAACCGTCTACAGGGAGATTGAGCGTATTAAAGATGTGTTTGAGAAACAGGGGCTGAAAGATTTTTTGAAATAGGCTGAGACACTTTTGAGAAAGGTTACGTATGTACGCCTTGAAGGAGAAAAACGATGCAAGTTTGCAGATTTAAATTCAAGAAAACCATAAGCCGGGAGCAGATCGAAGAACATATCGCTTTCGCTGTTATTTCAGCGGAATGCACCTTCGGTCAGGCAAAAGTCCGGCTCAATGCGGCTTATCTGGCCGCAGACAGCAAGGTTGTTATCGATGTTTCAAGCCCTGTTGGTGAACACATCGCCGAGGTGTTTACAGGGCTTCTTATTAAAAATTACGGCGAACAATCGTTCACGGTTGAAAGGGTACGCAATGAAAGTCATTCAGGGACTGAAAAAAATTTATAAGCGCATGAGCTGGTACAACCGCATGAAGTTCAGAGAGGCGAACTTTAAGGAATTGAAAAGGAGCAGGAAGTGAAACTTTACAGACACCAGAAAGAAGCAATTGAGTTTGCGATTCAAAATGACGGTTGCTGTGCTTTCTTTCACGACCCCGGGTTGGGAAAGACACGCACAGGACTTGAGGTATTCCGTCATTACAGAATTGCCGATCCGAAGTTGCGTCTTCTGGTTGTATGTCCGCTTTCGCTGGTCAATTCAGCGTGGGGTGAGGATATAAAGAAATTCACGGATTTTTCTTATCTTCCTTTTAAGGAGCTGAAGAAAGCAAAACAGCTTCCGGACATCGTGGTCATTAATTATGAAGCGCTCATTTCAAAAAAGAATTTGCCGGTCATCGAATCGCTTATCTGGAAGTACAACTTCATGTGCATTCTCGATGAGAGTTCCCGCCTGAAAAACAACAAGAGCGTTACCACTAAAACACTTCTTAAGCTTTCAGAGTATTTCCGTTACCGCATTGTGGCTTCAGGTACGCCGATGCCAAACAGCGAGCTTGAGCTGTGGGGGCAAATGAATTTTGTTGAAGCAGAGCTACTGCATAAATCCTTTTATGCGTTTCGCAATACCTATTTTCACTTAGAGCGTAACGGAATTATGCGCCGTGGCAGTGCTTATATGAGTAAAGACGAATTGCGGGAGATATTCAGCGAAGGCTGGAAGTATGCCATTACCGATGAGAGCCGTGAACTTCTCATGAGTGAGATCAAACCTGTGACGCACTGGGTGAAGAAGGAGGAGGCGCTGGATTTACCCGAGAAGGTTGACGAGACACGGGAAGTCGCACTCTCTGCGCAGGAGCGTCAGGCGTACAAGGAAATGGAGAACATGCTCATCACGGAGGTTGATGGCGTTGAGGTCAGCGTTCAGATTGCTCTTTCAAAACTGATGAAACTCAGGCAGGTCACGGCGGGCTTCCTTTATTCAGAGGATGGCGTTCCGCTTCCTATCGGCAAATCTTCAAAAATTAAAGAACTTGAGAACGTGCTGGAGGAGCTTGGCAAACAGCAGGTCATCATCTGGGTTCAATTTCATCACGAGGTGCGTGAAATCGAGAAACTGGTGCGTGAGAAGTTCGGCAAAGTCGTGACGCTGTATTCAGGGACAAAGGATCGTGAAGAATCGATCAGGCAGTTTAAGGAAAACGAGGCACAGTATCTGATCGCTCATCCCCGCTCAGCCGCTCACGGGCTTACGTTTATCAACTGTTCAGCAATGGTGTTTTTCAGTCTGGACTATTCATATGAGGCTCACGCTCAGGCTCGTGACCGTATTCACAGAATCGGTCAGACGGCGAGCTGTCTGTACGTGTATCTGGTGGCAACAAACTCAATTGATGAAGAACTTTTGCAGGTACTGCAACGCAAAAAATCATTACAGGACGTGGTGTATGGGATTGTCAGAAACAAGGCTAAAAGAAAAAGTTCTCGCAATGCTTAAAAAGGAGTTTCGAGATGTGTGGGTTTACAAAACTGCGGATAGATGGAAATCAGGGATACCCGATGTCCTTGTGTGCAAAGAAGGACGCTTCTTTGCGGCTGAACTCAAAGTCGGGAAAAATAAAGCTACGAGGTTACAGCTTAGCGTTCTTAGAAAGATTCAACGTGCCGGCGGGCGTGTGGCTGTGTGTCGTAGTGTGGATCAGGTCAGGAATTTACTTAATAACGAAGGAGGTGATTTAGATGATCAAGATCGGTGAAAAACTTCTCGTCGCTGTAAAGGTCACGAGCATTATCGAGACCGAAAGCGGAATTTGTTACGAAGTATCGCCCTTAGGCAAGGACAGGTATTACCAGTCAATGAAGGTCATTGCTGAGGATATTCAGTCCTGTCTGGGACAGGAACAAGAAGGAGGAAAAAAGAAATGAATAAAGAAGCTGAGAGAGATTTGCTCTGCCGTTTCAAATGCGCTAAAGAACGCCGGGATCAGATGAAGGAAGCGTTAAAACAGGCGCAGGAGGAATTCGAGCAGGAGGAATCACGGCTCATTGAGTTTCTGGAAGGAAACAGTGCGATATCAACTGCCAAGTATGAAGGTATCGGATACGCACAGATTCAGAAACCGAGACTTTATGCGAGCTGTCGGCAGGAGGATTTAAACAGGCTTTTTGATTTCCTTAAAGAACAGGAACGTGAGGATCTTATCAAAACGACTGTCATGCCGCAGAGCCTTTCGAGTTTTACGAAAGAACGCATAGAGGAGGGCTTGGAGGTTCCGGAGTTTATTAGTTACTACTTAAAACCGTCAATCAGGCTTTACGCCTAGAAAAGGAGGCATGACATGTCTAATGAAATCACAAAAACAAATACCGCATTAATGCAACAGGATAAGGTTCAGAGAGGTTTTGAATCCGGTGTTGATCAGGAGGACTTGATCATACCACGTGCGAAACTGATTCAGGCGTTATCGCCTGAAATGCAGGAAGGCTTGGAAGGAATAAAGGTTGGCTCGATCATTAATTCGCTGACAAAAGAAAAACTGCCCGATGAGTTTATTCCTGTCTTTGCTTTTAAGAATTACATCCGTTTCAATCCCCGCAGTAAAGATGACCCGAATTTCGATCCGGCGTTTGAGCCGGGAGCGATCATCTGGCGTTCAACTGATCCGGCAGATCCGCTGGTTCAGGAGCAGACAAAATTCGGACCCAATGGCGAGAAGCCGGTTGCGACAACGTTTCTCAACTTTTTCTCGTTCTTTCCGGGTGTCGCAATGCCGGTGATTGTGAGCTTTTCAAAAACGAGTTACCGCACCGGTAAACAGCTTTTATCGCTGGGTAAGTTTTGCGGAGGAGATATGTTTTCCCGCAAATACAAGCTCACTTCTCAGATGGAGACAAATGACATCGGCACATACGCAGTATTTAAGGTTGTGCCGTCAGGTGGAGCGTCACCGGATGAGTATGCGGTTTGCGAGCGGTTGTGGAATGAGTTTTCCGCAAAGGCGGGCGACATTCAGGTTCATGTTGAGGAATCTTCCGAAGAAGAAAGACCGTATTAAACACAATTCAGGGGTGGGGATCGTCCGTCCTCACCCCTGTTCTATTTGAAGGAGCTGTTTATGGGAGTACCTGTTCAATTACAAAATGACAGGTACGGTTTTCTTAAACTTCGGGGGCAGACAAAGATTCCGGCTGAGCCGGGATGGCAGAAGAAACCGTACCGTTTTAAAGATATAGAGCCGTGGATCGGCACAGGCAACAATTATGGCGTTATGGGTGGCGAAGGCGGATTGATTGTTTTAGACGCCGATAAAAGCCGTATTAGCGAGATTGCCGATGTTGATTTGCCACGAACATTTGCCGTGCGTACGCCACGGTGCGGTCATCATTACTATTTTCTTTGCCCTGATATAAAACGGAAGATTGTTTTAAAAACAGAAAAGGATCATTTCGGCGAGATCATTTCGCACGGCGCTCAGGTAGTCGGGTGCGGATCGATTCATCCGGATACAAAGACGCCTTACGAGATTTACCGTGATGAGGGCATTGTCGAGATATCGCAGGAGCAGATATTTTCTGTTCTGGCGGAATATTTGATCAGTGAGCGGCAGATGTACGAAAGGATCAAGCCAGAGGATCTGGACATCATGACCGTGCTTAATCAAACAGGTGTTGAGGTCAAGAAGCTTGGCAATCAATACACCTGTGCTCATCCGGTTCACGGCTCAACAGGAGGGGCGAATCTTGTTATTCATCCGCAGAAGAATGTTTGGAAATGTTTTCGCTGTAATACAGGGGGCGGAACGCTTCTTTTGATTGCGGTTATTGAAGGGATTGTTGACTGTGCTGACGCAAAATCGGGAGTGTTGCGTGGCGATCTGTTTAAGAAAACAGTCAAGATCGCTGAGGAGAAATACGGGTTTAAGGTGCAGAAGCAAAGCGGTATTTCCGTGCCTTCAGGGTTGTGGAATGACGAGTGGAACGCAAAGAGGCTTTTAGAGCGTCATCGTGAATGGATACGCAACTGCGATAATCTCGGGGGCTGGCATGTATGGAATGGCAAGGCGTGGATTGTTGATGAAGTGCATTCGATTACTGCTCTTGCCCGGGATACGGTCAAGACGTTTTACGATTATCTGCATGGGATGGATGAGGATGCGCAGAAAGCGTTTATTAAGCATATCCGTTCATCAGGAAATGAAGCAAAACTCAAAGCAATGGCAAATGTCGCACGGAGCTGGCCGAACGTTTCAGTCCGCTCGGATGATTTTGATTCTAATCCATATTTGCTTAATTGCCAGAACGGTGTCATTGAATTAAAGACCGGCAAACTGATTCCCCACGCTCCGGATTTGCTTTTAACGAAGATTTGCAACACGTATTACGATTCAAGCGCAACGTGCCCGGAATGGGACAAGTTTTTAAACACGATATTTCAAAAGAATGAGAAGCTGATCGCATTTATTCAGAAAGCGGTCGGGTACGGATTAACCGGAGATGTGTCGCAACAGATTTTCTTTATTCTGCACGGTGACGGTGCAAACGGTAAATCAACCTTTGTGGAGACCATTTATAAAATTTTAGGCGGTTACGCCGCAATAACGCCTACCGCAACGCTGATCGCAAAACGTGGAAACGAGATTCCCAATGATGTCGCACGTTTAAAAGGCGCACGTTTCATTATTTCATCAGAGCTTGAACGTTCCAAACTTCTGGATGAAGCACTGGTCAAGCGGTTTACAAGTGAAGAACCGATATCAGCTCGCTTTTTAAGGCAGGAGTTTTTCGAGTTTAAGCCTACCGGCAAGATTTTTCTTTCCACGAATTACAAGCCCACTATCAGAGGAACGGATGACGGGATCTGGAGGCGTATTCGCCTGATACCGTTTGATCATAAATTTGAAGGCGCAGAAAGGATTGAGAATTTTGCCGAGAAGTTTCTGCTTCCCGAATTGCCGGGTATTCTCGCATGGGCTGTGCGTGGATTTTTACGTATGCAAAAAGAAGGAATGAAACCGCCGGACATTGTAATGAGCGCAACGGACGAATACAAATCAGCGGAAGACGGAGTGGGTGCGTTTTTGGAGGAGTTCTGCGAGCTTAAGGATTACATGACGGTTTCTGTTTCGGATTTGTACGAAGCATTTAAGGAAAATTCAGACTTTTACATGAAGAAAAAAGACTTCAACGATTATCTGGAAAAGCACGGATACAAGAAAGAAAGGCTCACATCAGGATATCAGAAAGGCAGATTTATCTGGAAAGGTATCGGATTGTGCGGAAATTCGGAGGGCGAAGATGCGAGACCGTATTAAGTTGCTTCACTCTGGCGATTTTCTTCACCGCCATAAAGCCTTTATTTATAAGGGTTTTCTTAAATTCGTCCATATCGGAGTGAAGCTGGTGAAGCATTTTGCCATAACGCATGTAGAAAAAATTCTTTTTTATATATGCCTATAGGCTTTTAGGGAAAAACCCTTCACTTGCTTCACTGCTTCACCGCAGGAGGATTTATGGATAAGCACGAACAATTCAAACGCCTGTACAAGAAGTTTGTGGATGGCACCCGCTGGCTGAACCAGAAGATAGAAGACGGTACGGTTACTGATCAGGACAGGGATGATTTTAATCGATTGGTTGTTGAACCAATGGACGTGCTGTGGGCTACGTTTACGGATGAAGAAAAACAGAGCTGGGATACGGTTAAGTACGCAGTTGAGCTGTTTGAAGGAACGATTGTTCTTGAGGAAGAAGAACAGCGTAAACGCCAGCTTGAACAGAAAAAGAAAGGAAAGAAGAAACGATGGAAAAGTTATTTCCGACGATATTAATTATTCTCGATCTTGCCGCAAGTGCTGTCTATGCCTGTCAGGGTGATGTGAGGCACGCTGTTTACTGGATATCGGCAGGGGTGTTGACGATATGCGTCACGTTTTAATCGCACATGATAATTGCGGGTCCTTCCCGGGGGGCGTTTGCCGAGGGTCGGGCGAGGCGCATTTTGTCAGTGATGTTAAAAATATTTTTCGTGTCGTGTTCGTAACGCATTACGGCATAGATTTTCTATCAGGCTGGCGCACATTGGCGAAAAGGTTTGATTTTATTGGAGTTATAAAGACGTTTTTTAAACCATAAGGAGGAAGAAATGGCAGAAATTAAAGTAAAACCCGACATTTGTGATGTCGCCCTGTCGGCTATTCAACCGGCACCGTATAACCCGAGGGAGATTTCAGATGAAGCGTTGACCGGCCTTCGGCAGTCACTGGAGCGGTTCGGCATGGTGGATTTGCTGGTAGTCAATAAACGCAACATGCGGATCATTTCAGGACACCAGCGTTACAAGATTTTGCAGGAAGCGGGTGTTGAGAATGTCACGGTGATTATGGTCGATGTGGACGAGGTTGCCGAGATGGCAATGAATGTCACGCTCAATTCTCAGGAGATTGCCGGTACATGGACTAAGGCTCTCATTCCTTTGCTTGAGAAATTACGCATCGAGAATTCTGATTCATATATTGCGCTTCGCATGAAGGAGCTTCGGGATCAGGTTCGTGAACTTGAAGATGAGAATAAAGGCGCTGGCAAAACACTTCCCGATGATCTTCCGGAACCGCCTAAAGATGTTATTTCGAAGTACGGTGATTTATGGATTCTCGGAAATCATCGTCTGCTGTGCGGTGATAGCACTAAAGAGGAAGATATCGCAAGACTTATGGACGGCAATTTGGCGAGCCTTTTCGCAACGGATCCGCCTTACTGCGTTGATTATACCGGCAAGGATAGACCCAAGGGCGGGCGTGACTGGTCGGATGTTTACAGAGAGATAGACATCCCGGATGCAACGGAGTTTATGAAAAGTTTTTATGAAGTTGGTTTGAAATTTATCAAGCCAAATACAGCCCTTTATCTGTGGCATGCTTCAAAGCGCAGGCGTGAGATTGAGGACGTGTGCAAGCACCATAATATTTTAATCCATCAGCAGATCATCTGGGTTAAGCCGTGCGTGATTCTCACCTACTCATTTTATTCGTGGAGACATGAACCGTGTTTATTGATGTGGGTTAAGGGGTCGAAACCGCCGTACCGCCCGAAAGATAAATCAGTGGGCAGTGTGTGGACTGTTGATTTCGTGCGTCAGGGTGATCCGACAATGCCGGAATACCACAGTGATGTTTGGGAGCTTGACTGGGAAGGCAAAAAGCGGGGGTCAAATGTAGCCGAACATCCCACGGTTAAGCCCACAGAGGTTTTCGCAATTCCCATGCGTGTGCATACGCAAGTTGGAGATATTTGTTTTGAACCTTTTTGCGGATCTGGTTCGCAGATTATTGCGGCTGAACGATTAAACAGAAGATGTTTTGCAATGGAGCTTGAGCCGTTCTTTGTGGATGTGGCAGTTAAACGCTGGGAAGAATATACAGGCAAAAAGGCGGTCAAAGCGTAATGGAAGAAGTTAAAGAAAAACAGAATCTGGCTGAGATAGCACGCAAAAAACGTTACCTGCACTTAATCGAAAAAATGCACAGCGGGAAACCGCTGTCAAAGCCGGAGATTCGTGAGCTGGAAGAATTTGAAAGCGAACCGCTTGAGGCGACTGTAGTCAAGACCATGGAAGAAGTCGGCAAGGTTATGGACGTATCCGAACGGACAGTTCAGCGGTGGAAGAAAGACGGTATGCCGGTTACGGCAGAGGGTTATTACGATCTGGACGCAATCAAAGCATGGCATGACGGCCGTGGAATTGTGGACGGAGAAGAAACAGAGGGCAAGGCGTACTGGGATGAGAAGATCAGAAAGTACAGGGCGACTTTGCTCGAGCTTGATTTAAAGAAAGCAACCGGAGAGCTTGTTTCTCGTGAGGAAGTCGAACGTGGAAGGATCGCCCGCATTATTGCGGTTAAGCGTTCCTTTCTGGCACTGCCGACACGTCTTGCGCCGGTTCTTGCGATGAAAGAACCGAGAGAGATCGAGACGCTTTTATATGAAGCGGTTGCGGAGATTATTGATGATTTTGCCGGAGGAGCGGATGTTAACAAGAAAACAGGACAGAACAATATGGATGCTAACGGAACAGCAGGCGTGGAAACGACCTGAGCGTATCAGCGTCAGTCAGTGGGCGGATCAGTACCGTTATTTAAATCCGGTCACTTCAGCCGAACCGGGCAGGTGGAAAACCGCACGCACGCCCTATTTAAAAGGTGTTATGGATGCGTTCACTGATCCGGGCGTTGAGGAGATCACGGTGATGGCCGCTTCACAGGTCGGTAAGACCGAAGGCATGTTCAATATGCTCGGTTACATCGTTGATCAAGACCCGGGACCTACGCTTATGGTTTTGCCACGTGAGAATGATGCAAAGAGTGTCTCGTATAACCGAGTGCTTCCTATGTTGAAGGGTTCACCCGCTTTGTTGAGTCGGTTGCCTCAGAATGCGGACGACCTGACAAAGCTGGAATACCGTATGGACAGGATGATTCTTTATTTTGCCGGTTCAAACAGCCCGGCTGATTTAGCGTCACGTCCTATACGGTATCTGTTTCTTGATGAGATCGATAAATATCCGAAGTTTTCAGGGCGTGAGGCAGACCCGATCAAGCTGGCGACTGAACGTCAAAAGACTTTCTGGAATAAAAAGACAGTCAAGGTTTCAACACCGACAACACGTGACGGTTATATCTTCCGTGAATACGAAAAATCAGACCAGCGGAAATTTTATATTCCCTGCCCGCATTGCGGTTGTTACCAGACGCTTGTATTCGGTCAGATTAAATGGCTGGAAGAAGAAAAATCAGCGGAAAGAATAAAAAACGAACGTCTTGCTTGGTACGAGTGTGTCCACTGCAACAAGCGCATTGAAGATTATCATAAACCTAAAATGCTTTTGCAGGGCAAATGGGTTGCCAGAGATGAAGATATTGACGAAAGCGGGCAGATCACCGGTGACGGCGTAAAAAGTAAACACAGAGGATTCTGGATCAATTCCTTGTATTCGCCTTGGTTGACATGGAGTGATGTTGCCTGTGAGTTTTTAAAGTCAAAAGATTTTATTGAACTGTTGATGAACTTTGTCAACTCATGGCTGGCTGAAGTCTGGGAAGAAAAGATCGAGGAGACCACCGTTGATCGTGTGCGCAATCTTGTGTGCGATTACGATCAGGGTATCGTTCCCGATGACGGTATCGTTCTTACAGCAGGTGTTGATGTTCAGAAGGATCATTTTTATTACGTTATCCGTGCGTGGGGATATGAAGAACAAAGCTGGCTTGTGCGTTCAGGTAGAGCGGAATACTGGGAAGATTTAGTCGAGATACTTTTTAAAACAGAGTACCCCAAATATTCAGGCGGTGAGACGCTTCCGGTATACATGACCTGTGTTGATTCAGGGTATCGGACAGATGAGGTTTACGAGTTTTGCAGGCACTGGCATGATCGTGCGAAAGCGATTAAGGGTCAGGAAGAATTGACAGATGGCAGATTTTACCGTGCTTCAAAGATAGATATCAATTCGAGAACGGGTTCAATTATCAAGCACGGTCTTGTGCTGTGGAATCTCAATGTCACGCAGTACAAGGATAAGATCAACCGTCTTGTGGTCAGCAGGGATCCTCATAAGTGGCATCTGTTTCGTGACCCATCAGAAGATTATCTCAATCAGTTCACGTCAGAACATAAGGTGCTTATCAGAAACCGCAACACCGGCAAGGCAAAAGAAGCATGGCAGAAGAAACGTTCATCGATCGCCAATCACTACCTTGACGCAGAAGTGTATGCGGTAGCGGCCGCAGATATTATCCGTGCGCTTAATATCCGCAGGGATGAGGTGCGGGTTCACAAGGATATTCGCAGAGAACATAGCCGTTCAGACTGGATCCGTAGGCGGGAAGGAGCGTGGATCTGATGGGGGGACGGTGGTTAAACCGGCACAAGAACTGGTTGCGGGAAGAAGAATCGCAGACACGTGGTGAACAGCTTGTTGAGCCTGAGGATTACGGTGTGCCGTTTTATCCGCTTAAATGTCCGGGATGTAAAAGTAAGAACATTAGATGTTATTCGACGCACTTACCTATTCGGTATCACGTTTGCCGTGACTGCGGAAAGAACTTCAAAAGCGTTGAAGTTGAAGAAAAATAGATTTGCTATTTTGTAGTAATGACCCGATTGAAAAAGATACAGGGTTAAGTAAAATTTAAAGTAGAGATATTAATAGCGCAGGAGTTGGCCGCTCCGGGTGCGCCCAATAAAGTTATGAAGCCCGTATTCGTTGCAACGAGCGAATGCGGGCTTTTTTATTGGGAAGATTTACAGGAGAAAAAATGAGCGCACCGACAAAACAGGAAATGCTTGAGAACGTGGAGAACGCAATAAACGCACGCATGAGCGGAGGGGCGGTTCAGTCGTATTCCATCGGCGGGCGCAATTTGCAGTACATCACGTTATCGGAGCTTATGAAATTAAGAGACAAACTCCGTCAGGAAGTTTCATCTCTGGCGGGTCGCACAGCGTTTGCAAAATTTGAGAGACCGGTATGAGCGTAAAAGAAAAAATATCAAACAGCATAGACGGCGTAGTCAGTTTCTTTTCTCCCAAAGCGGGGTTTAAGAGACGCATGTACCGGGAAGCGATTGCAGTTTCACAGAAATTTGGATCGTACCGTGGCGCAGACCGCAACCGTATGCGTTCGTCATGGCTTCCGGGTGGTGGTTCTGCGGATGAAGATATTATTCCCGATCTTCCCGAACTAAGAGAGCGTAGCCGTGATTTAAATCGCAATGACGCTCACGCTTCAGGAATAACCAACACCATGACAACGAATGTTGTCGGCACAGGGATAAGACCGCAAAGCCGTGTTGATCGTGAAGTGATCGGATTAAGTCAGAGCAAAATAGATAAATTTCAAAAGAAAGCGGAAACTGCTTGGAAGCTGTGGTTGCCGTTTGCGGATGCGGGCAACCGCATGGACTTTTACGAAATACAGCAGTTAGTTGACAGGCAGATACTGGAGAACGGCGAAGCAATTGTTATCCCGGTCATGCTCAAGGACAAAAGCCGTCCTTATTCGATAGCGCTTCAGGTTGTTGAATCAGACCGTCTGGCAACACCACCGGAAAAACGTGGAGACAAGTCAGTAAGAGCCGGAGTGAAAGTAGGAGCAAACGGAGAGCCGGTTTCGTATTTTATTCAGAAAACACACCCGGGTGATTATCGATTTACACGAGGTGTTGACCGGGAGTTTATAGAAATACCTGCACGCAACGAACTTGGACGACAGAATGTGTTTCATCTGTTCCCTGTTCAGCGCTCAGGACAGACCAGAGGGGTTCCGTTCTTTGCGCCGGTGCTTTCTTATTTCAAGGATTTGGCAGAGTATGCGGAAGCCGAACTTGTTGCCGCACGGATAGCCGCATGTTTTTCGCTGTTTGTGACATCAGAAGCGTCAATGGATATCAATACCGGTTATGCCAAGAACTTTCAGGGGCAGGTTCTGGACTCACTCGAGCCTGGCATGATCAAGTATCTGTTACCCGGAGAATCTATATCGTCATTTAACCCGCAAAGACCGACCGCAACATTTGAACCTTTTGTTGAACGGATGTTGCGGGCAATTTCGGCGGCTCTGGGGCTTCCTTACGAGCTTGTCGCAAAAGATTTTTCAAAAACAAATTATTCAAGTGCACGTGCGGCTTTGCTTGAAGCCCGCAGGTATTTCAAGGTCAGGCAGGAATGGATTGCCAGAAAATTATGCCAGCCTGTCTGGGAGATGGTTCTTGAAGAAGCTTATTTGCGGGGAGATCTGGGCGGGATCAGTTTTTATGATAACAAGCGGAGCTGGACAAACGCTTCGTGGATTACGCCGGGCTGGGAATGGGTCGATCCGCTTAAAGAAGCCAAAGCCGCAGAAGTCGGGCTTAAGAACGGCATTGTTACTCATTCAGATTTATTCTCGGCGCAAGGCAAAGATTGGGAGGAATGCTTTGAGCAAAGAAAAAGAGAACAGGAAAAAATCAAAGAGCTTGGACTCGAGATCAGTGGCGAAAGAGGTTCAGGTGATGGTAACGACCCAGATGAGGACGGCACAGAAGATAACAATCGAAGTGAGGAGTGAGAAATGAAAAAAGATTTATTCAGAACAGATATCGCTCGTGCCGGTGATGTCAGAATTGACAGGGACAAAGCGGTCATCCGTGGTTTTGCTGTTGTCAGCAAAGGGTTAACAAAGGACAGCCGTGGCGAATTTGACGATAGCGCCCTTGATACGGTTGTCGAGCTTGGCAACAGCGCAAAGATTGGTATTAAGTCACGATTCGGTCATCCCAACATGAGCAGTACGGCGCTCGGTACGTTTCTGGGCAGAGTGAACAATTTCAGGAGAGATGCAGACATTGTCAGAGCGGATTTGCAAATTGATAAGACTGCTTTTGACACACCGGACGGCGATCTGGCGGGATATGTTTTAAATCTTGCAGAAAGCGATCCGGAGATGTTCGGAGCGTCAATGGTGATTAACTGGGATCCGGAAGATCGGGAGGAACTTGACGCAGAGGGCAACAGCTTACCGCCGTTTATCCGGATTACAAAACTTCTGTCGGTTGATGTGGTTGACGATCCGGCCGCTAATGACGGCTTTTTCGGTATGCCGTTCTTCTCGAAAAGCGTTAAGCCCTCAGCCGAGATGACGGAGTTTTTAGATAAATTCCTTAGCAATCCTGATGCGGTTGAGAAAGCGGTCGGGTTTCTGAATAGATACAGGGTTAACAAAAAGATATTTGAAAAAACAAATTTTAAACAGGAGGAAAAACGTATGGAATCGATGACATTAGAGCAGTTTAAAAGTGAGCGTAAAGATCTTTTCGACGCTGTGTTCAAAGAAGGATGTTCTTCAGGAGTACAGCAGGAAAGAGAACGCTCGGTATCAATCCTTAATAAAGCCAAGGGCTTTGAAGGGATGAACGAGCTTGCGCTTGAAGCGATTGAAAAAGGATTAACGCTTGATCAGGCGGTGATCAATTTTCAAGAGAAGCGTCTGGAAGACCTTGAGAACGCATCTGCCCCTCAGGTCGGACCCGATGCGGAAGAAGAACCGAAGAAACAGTTAAGTCATTTTGACAGGGCAAAACAATATCAAAGCGAACACGGCGGAAGCATGACGGATGCTCTCAAGGCAACCGCTGAAAAACGCCAATAAAAGGAGGAGAAAAATGTCACAGGAAAATTTAGGAGCAAAAGCATTTACGGCGGGTGAAGACCTTGAGGCATATCGCAGGGTAAAACTCAGCACAGGAAGCGGAAGTCAGGTTGAGTATGCTGATGCCGGAGAGGATTTTATCGGTATCACAGCGGGTAAGGTTGCGTCAGGTGATTTTATTACGGTCAAACTGAAAACCAGCGGACGTACGTTCAAGCTGGTAGCGGATGGAGCGATTGACGCTGGCGGTGATTTTTACGGAGCGGATGATGGAAAGATAAGCGCAACTGTGAGTGGTTCGGTTATCGGCAAAGCCCTTGAGGCTTCGGCATCTGATCTGGAAGTTATTGAAGGATTACTGGCATAAACGAAATAAACATACAGGAGGATTACCATGGGAGTTGATTATTCAGGAGTTAGAGCGACGCCGAGAATGGATTTGGGTGTTGCGGTTATGGAATATGTGGAGCAGGAGAACGAGTTTATCGGTACTAAAGCGTTACCGCTTTTCAGGACGCAAAAACAGAAATCGGTTTTCCCCGCTATCACTCGTGAGAGTATTACTCGTGATGCGGATACTAAACGTGCGACCCGGGGAAATTACAACCGTGACGGGTTCAGCGCAAAGGATAAATCGTATAACTGTCAGGAACACGGTCTTGAGGGGGCTTTGGATGATAGTGAACGTGCGATGTATCAGAGTGATTTTGATTCTGAGCTTGTAACAACCAAAATCACGACCCGCAGAGTATTGCAGGCGCAGGAGAAAAGAATTGCGGACTTGCTGTTTAACACAAGCATGTTCAGCGGTTCGGCTCTCTATACGGATTGTTCTTCAAATCCGTGGGATGACATCGCAACTAAAGTGATCAAACAGATCAGGGACGCTAAAGCAAAGATCCGTTCTAATTGCGGGATGTTGCCTAATGCATTGATCATGAGTTCAACCAATATCGAGCGTCTAAAGGCAAACACAGAGATTGTGGATCTCATTAAGTATACGTCACGGCCTACAGACGCTGAAGTCAGAAAGGCGCTGGCTGATCTTTTCGGGATTAAATACATCCTTGAAGGAAAGGCGATCCGCAACGCCGCAAAAGAAGGAAAGTCTTTCGTCAGCGGTGATATCTGGAGTGATGATTATGCGCTTGTCGCACTCATTGCCGAAGATGGGCAGGATCTTTCCCGACCGGGACTGGGTCGGACGTTTCTCTGGGTTTCAGACAGTCCGGAGAATGCGGTTGTCGAGCAGTACAGAGCGGAGGAAATCAGGAGCGATGTGTTCCGTGTGCGTCAGCACGTGGATGAAATGATCATCGATCCTTATTTCGCTCACCTTTTAAAAGTAGATGCGTAAATCTGAGGGGGCTTTTATGCCCCCTCATTATTTTAAGGAGTTGTGATTATGAACGGACCTTATCAGGTTGTTGATACAGGAAAACTGCTTCGTGTCGAATACGGACCCTTTGTGGAAGTGCGGGCAAATGTTTCCTCAGACGATGCCGGGAATCCGATCAATTTTGATGACTGCCATGATCTCACAGGTTGGGAGTATGTAGATGTTTATATCAAATTAAGCGGAACGAATCCGTTATGGGATATTACGCCGGTCTTCGGCGATATTGAAGGCGGTGTGGAATTTTATGATGCAGAAACGATTACTGTACAGAAAAACGAAATCCGAAGGATTCGTTTATTCGGCGCAGGCTGTCTGTATTTTCGCTGTGATGGCTCGGCAGGAACTAGCCCGCAAATTGATTCAATCAAGATACGCCCGGTTAACCTTGTGAAATAAGAGGAGCGGTATGGGAATTCTTGATTGCCAATTTAAAAAGCCGGGGTGTGACCGGATCACAACAGGACAGCCGGAGTTTAGTGGTGTTTATCCTGATGTGGAAGAACCGTTGGGCGGATATGCTTCTTTTGCAGGCGATGGATATGTCAATACTCAGGAAGTATATGACTACAGCCAGAATGGTGATTTTTCTGTATCTGTCTGGGCAAAGAGTACAAACCCTTCAGCGAATTATGCGGTTGTTCAGGCGCATTTAGTGGGAGCGAGTTATTCGTCTGACTGGATTATTGTCGGAGGCAATTCCCTTTTCTGGATGAGAAGTCAGGCTCTTGGGAACATCTCCCTCATGAATGACAGCAACTGGCACCATCTGGTTTTGGTTTGGGATCGTGCGGTTGAAAGGTTTAGAGGTTTTTTTGATGGAGAAAATATAGGACAGAGCAATGTGGTTGCAGGCTACGGTGCTGTTACGCCTATTGTTATTGGCGCAAGGGCAGACTTTGGATCGTCTTTCTGGACTGGTGGCATAGCGCAAGTAAAGGTTTACAGAAGAAAATTAAGCGATGCAGAGGTTAAGAATTTATTTAAGTTTAATCCTGTTTTGAATGGGCTTTATTCCTATTACCCGCTTGTCAGTAATGGCAAAGATTATGGTCAGAACAGAAAGCATGCGGTTGTGCAAAATGCGGTATTCAACGGGGGCTTTAATGGATAGCGAGTGCGTAACAAAAGAAATGTGCAAAGAAAAACACGAAAACTCGGGACGTGAGTTTGATTCGATCAAAGAACAGCTCAAGGAACACGAAGAAAAACTGCGGGAAGCGGACATCAGGTTCACCGAGCTTTCAGGTGACGTAAAGCATATTAAAGACCGGATTGATAACGGACTTTCAACAACGAACTGCCAGATCAAAGAAAAGATGGACGAGTTTATGCCACTGGTTCGGGAGAGTTCCGAATGGGCGGGCAGATTTAAACAGGCGGTTTATTTTGTTGCGGTGATCAGTTTTGGTGGCGGACTTGTAAGTCTTGCTTTCCATTTTGCCGCAATGATCGCAGAGAAGGTGTTCGGATGAGCTTTAAGGATTCAGTCAAAGAGGACAGCAAAAATATTTTTTTAAATACCGGACAGTTTGCGGAAGAAATTACGTATGTACCCAATGGAGAGTCGGAAAAGATTATCAGGGCGGTTGTTATTCGTTACGAACTTGCTCCGGCAGAAGAAAACATTAACCGTTCGCTGAAAAAGCAGGCAGAGGTAATGATCGCAAATGATGCGGATGAAGGCATGGCTGTGATTAATAAAAAGGATGACCGCATCAAGATCAATGACACGCAAGGGATTGAGCGTGAAGCAAGAATTGATGATGTGCTTAATAGTGATGACGGCATGTGGCATGTACTTGTGGGGTGGTAATTATGCAGTTAACAACAGAAATAGATAAAAGAGAGCTTGAGCGGGCAATTAAAATTGCGCCCCGGGTTCTTAAATTTGAGCTGGCTGATGGCATGGATCGTATTGGCAAAGGATTTTTAAAGCGGTTCAGGCAACAGCAGTTGCAGGGGCCTCCTGGTGTGCGAGGAGCGTCAGGGCACGGATTGTTTGGAACGTTTAAACGTGTGTTTCTGGTTTCCCCCACTATCGAAGGAATGGGAATACAGATTTTTACGGATTCAAAGATTGCGAAATTGCACGAGACAGGCGGAACTGTCAGGGATCCGGGCGGTGGAAGGCTTGCGGTGCCATTATCCGCAAGAACGGAGATGTTCACCCCGGGTGGCAAGCTCAGGGGTAGATACAAGCGGGTGCGTGAACTTAAAAATGTCAGACCGATGCGGTTTCATGGAAAGACGTTTCTTGCCCGGGTAACCAAAAGGGCGAAAAAGATTTTACCGCTTTACGTGCTTAAGCGTCAGGTACGCATTCAGCCGAGACTCGGCTTCTACAGAACGTGGGACGGTTTGGTGAATTACCGTATTGATATTTTAAACAAGTCCATCGAGAAAGCGTTGAGGAAGATTTAATGGAAACAGTAAGAGAAAGAATTTTACAGAATATAAAAACGACCCTTGAAGGGGTTACGGTTGCTAACGGTTACAACTTTGATTTTGAGGATAAAACCGTCCAGCGGTGGTCAATGCACGGAAACCGCATGGTGGATATGCCTATGGTTGTCATCAGTCCGGGGGATGAGGATGAATCAAGTTCCCCACACCCTTTTGAAGAATGTTTGCTGTCGGTGTTTCTCGATATCTTTTACGTCAATGACGAGAACGACACTGTTGCGACAGATACGTATTTAAACAGATTACAGGGCGATATTAAAAAAGCGATTTTACAGGATGTTACTCGTGGCGGTGAGGCAATTGATACGGATGTTTTAGGGACAACGCCTTTTGAGACAACCGAAGCCCAGCCGTATGCGGGAATAATTATGGAACTCAGGATTCGTTATCGCCATTTAAAAACGGATCCCACGGCAAAGAATTAAGAAGGAGGATTGCTATGTCAATGCTTGTAAGAAAACGCCAGCTAGCCGCAAAGACCGAATCGGTCGAAGGCAGTGCGGAGACGCTGGCCGCAGAAGATGCGGGAATATTAGTTAACTTTTCACCAAAAGCAAATTATGACCCGCAGATGTATCAGCGTGATCCTGTTCGGGCTTCCCTTACGAAGATGGGAAAACTTGCGGGTAAACGTTCAGGAGGTCTTGATTTCAGTATCGAGCTTAAAGGATCAGGTTCGTTAACAACTGAACCCGAATGGGCAAAGCTGATCAAGGCATGTGGATTTCAGTGTTCTGCTTTGAGCAAAATATCTTTCGGAGCGATTACATCGGGACCCTTTGTTCACAGCGAAACAATTACAGGTGACACATCAGGAGCGACCGGTCGTGTTGTGATAAGTACGGCTGATGGTACGACAACGCTTTATTTTGTGCCGGTAAGCGGGACGTTTGAGAGCGGTGATCTTATTACCGGGAGCAAATCAGGAGCTTCGGTCACCGCTTCAGGTGATCCAGCGGATGCCGGGTTTGAAGTTAAGCCGGTCAGCAGTGGAATTGATTCATTAACAATGGGTTTGTACGAGGATGGTGTCCGTAAGGTCATGAAAGGTTGCCGAGGAACGGTGAAGTTCAGTTTCAAGATCGGCGAACCGGCAATGCTTGATTTCAGTTTCAAAGGTGTTGAGTCAGGCGTGGCAGATGTTGCGATGCTTACCGGAATTGATTTTGACAGCACTATACCGCCGGTGCTTTTAAACGCAGTCATGTCATGTGACGGTGTATCGCTTAATGTGGGCGAGCTTGAAATTGATGTGTCCAACACTCTTGCTTCAAAAGACAAGATCGATGACGCAAAAGGTGTTCTGTCGTACATAATCACCGGACGGGATATGCAGGGATCGTTTAATCCGGAAATGGTGCCGGTAGCAACACACGATTTCTTCAATAAATGGTTTAACAATACGCCTATGGTGCTTGATCTGGCTTACGGCGAGACCGAAGGCAACAAGTTCAGGGTTTATGCGCCGGGCATTGTGTACAACAAAATTGATGACGGAGACCGTGACGGTATTCAGCTTGCGCAGACTTCGTTTGACTTAACAGGCTCTATGGATCCGGGTGATGACGAGCTGGCACTATTACTTTTATAAAAACAGGAGGTATTGAAAATGTTAACAGGTATTGATGTGAATTCGACCCGCAAATATGTTTCAAAAATGGATCCGGATAAAGAGAATCCGACTGTGTTTCATATCGGCTTGCTGGATCCGGTATTAAGGGCAGAGGTTGATGATGAGAGCAGTTCTTATGAGATGAGTTCAACGAATCCCAATGATAAGGCGAAGGTTCGTTTGAACTGGAACAAGCGACAGATCATGGCGATCAAGTTTGGATTAAAGGGTATGGATAATTTTCTCGATCCGCAAACAAGCAAACCGGTGGATTTAAAGTTCGAGACGATTCATTATGCGGGCAAAATGCGCAATGTTTTGCCGGACAGGATCATTGCGATGTTTCCCAATGAATTGCGTCAGGAACTGGCGGAAGTGATTTTGAATGAATCCAAGCTCACGGAGGAAGAAGAAAAAAACTGATTCTGGCAGTTCATCTGGGCGACCTCACCGTGAACTGCCACAGCTGTCTGAAAGGGAGAAAAATTCGATGTGAGTATGAAGTGCCGGGTCAGGAGATCTGGGAGATTAACGGTCAGCAGTACAGAGGATGCCCTTTTAAAATCGTGACACGCCAGTCAGCGAATTTTTTAAGGGCATTTCAGTTTTACAGGAACGGCTATCTTCCCAACACCGGCGGATGGATTGATCAGTCAGCCAAACTGATCGATGCATTTGAGGTCATTGAGAAAGAACTTCATTCCATTGAAATTGAGCTTGAGAAAAGAAGGAACCGATTTAAACGATGACAAATAAACAGTTATCCATAATTTTAAAAATGCGAGATGAAGCCTCAAAGCGCCTGGAAGGCGTAAGAGGTAACTTGCAGAGGTTTGCCAATTCGTGGAAGAAGAACTGGCTTGCGATCACTGCGTCCGTGACGGCCGCAATCATGGCGTTGCGTAAAGCGTGGGATTTGATGGAACTGGGAGCTAAGGCGAAACAGATCGAGGACAGTTTCGGACGTATGGCTGAGAGTGTCGGTATAAACGCAATGCAAATGCAAAAAGCCATTATGGAGGCTTCAGGAGCGACTGTTAATTTTTCAAATGTTGCGGATAAAGTTTCGGCGTTGATGGCGCAGGGGCTCAACATGGATCAGGTTACTGCCCTCATGCGTCAGGCACGTGTAGAAGCACGAATATTCGGCACGACTACCGAAGAAGCCTTTCAAAATATTTCAAGTGCCGTAACCGGAGGTCTGGTTACGACATTAAGGCGTACTTACGGTTTACAGCTTTCTTTAAAACAAGCCGCTGAAGAATTCGCACAGGCAACCGGTAAAAGTGCGGATGAGGTCAAGAAGTATCACATGGCACAGGCTCTTGCGAATCACATCCTCGATCAGAGTAAATCTCACCTTGAAGCGGTTAATCTTGAGATCACCAGCAACTATGAAAAGGTTCAGATGTTAAAAGCCCGCTGGACGGATTTTGCCGAGAAAACAGGTCAGGTTCTCTGGCATGTTCTCGGATTTTTGCAGGGCTTCGTGAATCATCTGGTGACAGGAATATTCACGCTTCTTGAGTACGGTTCTATTGCGGTTAAAGGATTTATTCAGGGGATAACAACGGCGCTTAACGGCTTATTGCGTTTCGGAACGGATTTTCTGCAAAAGCTGATGGTTCCGCTGATCAAGTTTTATGAATTGCTCGGTAAACTGCCCGGCAGTGTCGGTAATACCTACAGACAGGCCGCACTTGAGGTGGAGCGGTTTTCGCAATCGCTTGAGGACAGAACGGTTCAGTTTAATATCGACGGTTTAACGCAGGGTCTGGAAGAAGCCCGGATTGCGTTTAATCTTGCGGCTGAGGAAAGCGCACAGGAAGCGTTGAAACAGTATGAACTTGTTTTTGCGAAGGTTCAGGATACCGGTGACAACACAGCAGAGATTCTCAAGAATGTTGCCCGCCAGAGCAATGAAAATGCAGAGGAAGTGGTTGAACAGTACAGCAAGATTGATGCGAAAGCAAAAGAGACGGCAGATAAAACAGCGCAAATATTTCAGAATGCGGCACGCCGTGTCGGGATCAGTTCGGACGAAGCCTTGCGTCATTACAACATTATCTTTGAAAAGATTCAGGAGACCGGCGGTAAGACTGCGGAAGTTTTAAAAACGGTTATCAATCAGGTTGAAGTTGGGGCGAAAAATACCGCTGAGCAGTTTAATGCGATGCAGGAATTTGCCAAGCAGTCAGCCCGCAATATGCAAAACGCATTTTCACAGTTTTTCTTTAAAGCGTTTACCGGAGAGCTTCGCAGTATCAAAGAAGTGTTTGCGGACTTCGGGCGTGCGGTGTTGCAGATGATCTCAAACATACTGGCAAGGCTTCTTTTGATGAAGATGTTTACAGCAATGGCTGGACCTAGCGGGCAGATATTTGGTGTGGCGGTCGGTAGTTTATTTCATCAGGGAGGCATGATCACTCGTGGACACAGAGGATTTATAAAAGCGCACAGCGGTCTTGCCCCGGATGAAGTGCCGATTATCGCACAGACCGGTGAAGGAGTGCTGTCACGGCGTGGCATGCGTGCGCTGGGAGGGTCGGACAATTTGCGTGCGTTAAACCGTGGTGAATCAGCTCGTGGTGAAGGAGTAACGATTAATGTCAATCAGGTTATTCAGGCGTGGGACGCACAGGACGTGTGGCGTAATCGCAAGATGTTATCAAACGCCATTGCTGATGATATTTACAATAACGGCAAGATCAGGTCGGTTATCAGGAGTTACGCATGAGTGATTTTAATGTGTTGCCGGACTTTGTTTTTGAGGAAACGCTGGAATATAAGACGCTTGTTTCAGAGTTTGAAAACGGCGTTGAACAGCGCAGGCGTAAATGGGCGGATCCTGCAAGTAAATGGACGCTCAGATTTAACAACCGCATAAAAGCGGATATGGAAACGGTGCGGGATTTTTTCAAGAGCAAGTACGGTTCGTTTATGGTCTTTACGTGGACGAATCCTAATGATTCGGTTGAGTATAACGTCCGCTTTGTGGAGGACAGTTTTAAATTCTCAATGAAAGCGCACGAGGTATACGACTTTGAATTTGAGTTTATTGAGGTGAAGTAATGCCCAGAAATATTGACGCAACATTTAGAGCCGAGAAAGCCAAGAGAGAAAACGCACCGCTTTTTCTTTACACGCTTAAAGAGTACGACGGTGTGAATGATCTTAATCTGGCGGGCTTTGATCAGGAGGTGACTTTTAACGGAACCGTGTATTCAAAGTTTCCTGTCACGCATGAGTATATCGGTGAGAACAATCAGGGTCAGATCGATCAAGTTAAGGTCAGGCTCGGCAATGTATCACGGCTTATTCAGTCGTATCTGGAGCAGTACGATTTTCGGGGAAAGAAAGTCATCATCCGTATGGTCTGGGCTGATCAATTATCCGATCCGGACGCTTATATCGATGATGTGTTTTTTATTGATAGTTACACGGCGGATCAGAGTAATGTCGAGTTCACGCTTACAAGCAAGTTTGATGTTCTCGGCGTTGATCTTCCGTCACGCAGGTATTCACGCAATTACTGCGCATGGAAATTTAAGTCCGCAGAGTGCGGGTATTCAGGAGGAGAAGCGGTATGCAACAAGACAAAACAGCGTTGCAAACAACTCGGGAATTACAGCCGGTTCGGGGCGTTTCCGTCTGTACCGACAACACGAATTTACGTGATGTAGAGCGGTTCATAATCGATAAGTATCTCGGTATTCCCTACCGTCATAGAGGACGCACGATGGACGGTTTGGATTGTTGGGGCTTCTTGAAATTGGTTTATGCGGATCTGGGTTTCACACTGTTTGATATTGAGGACTTGCAGTACAGCAAGGTCTGGGGGCTTAAAGGAAGGGATTATTTTAAAGAGAATTATGCAAACGACTGGATAAGGGTTGATGATCCCGAACCGCTTGACGGCATTCTTTTTGTTAATTCACGAGGGATCGCCAATCATGCGGGTGTGGTTTTAGAGAACAGGCGGTTTATTCACTGTTGCCGTCAGGGTGTGATCGTATCACGGCTTGATGATGTTTCTTGGAAGCAGAAAACAGAAGGGTTTTACAGGTTAAAGAAATGATCAAGGTTAGAAAAATAGACAATCCGTTTCAGACCGATCAGGCAGAGATTAAAGACTTTGCTTTTTCAAGAAGCAAGACACTGCGTGATTATCTGAACGAATCGGGTTTTGATTACGCTGACCGGCGTGTCATTGTTACCGGCAAGACGGTTGATGATCTGGACGTGCGTCTTGATGAGGGTGATGAGGTTACGGTTATTCCTGAAGTCGAAGCTCCGGTTGTGGCGGTTGTTTCAGCGATTGTTTCAGCGGTCTGGGCGTATGCGGTGGCGCATCCGTTCTTGTTCACCTTCTTTGTGTTATCCATGGCGTATTCGATTTATCAGTATATGAATCAGCCGAAGATGCCGGACTTCAATTTAGGATCAAGCGGTATGGATGAAGGATCGCCGACCTACGGCTGGGATGGTGTGCAGACCATTCAGGAAGTAGGCGTGCCGGTTGCGCTTGTGTACGGAGAACACAGAGTCGGCGGGAATATTATCAATCAGTTTTTATGGGAGGATGGAGACAATCATTATCTCAATGTTTTGCTGGCAATTTGTGAAGGTGAAATAGAGTCGATCAGCGACATTGAGGTCAACAGCAATCCGATCAATAATTTTGATGGTGTTTCAGTTGTGGAACGTTACGGCACGAACAATCAGGATTTAATTTCAAATTTTGAGGATCTGCACAATGTCTATCCGGTCAATGCCACACTCACGAAAAATAATTCCTATGTTTATACTACGGTTGATTCTGATGTGGAAGCCTTTGAGATTCACTTGCGCTGTAATAACGGACTGTACCAGCAGAATTCAAGTTCAGGCGATATTCAGAGCTGGAGTGTTTCTTACAGGGTTGAGTATAAACTGCACTCAGAGGGAACGTATACAGATTTAGGCGTTACCAATATTTCGGCAAAGTCACGCTCAGTTGTGCGCCGTGTTTACCGCAAGGCGGGTCTCACACCGGGGCAGTATGATATTCGCATTACCCGCACAAGTGATGACAGTTCACTTGACCCGCTAAAGCAGGGCGATCTTTCACTTTTTCAGATCGATGAGATCAAGACGGATGATTTGAGTTATCCGAATACCGCTCTTTTGGGGTTACAGCTTCTTGCGACCGATCAGCTTTCAGGATCGATGCCGAACATTACCGCAGTCGTTAAAGGTAAAAAGGTTCTGGTTCCGGATGTGCGTAATGCGGGAGTGCCGGTTAACTGGGAAGATTATTACTGGGATGGAAGTGATTACCGCTTGCTTGCCGATGACACCTTGCTTACATGGAACGGAACAATCTATACGGAAAAGTATTCGGCGAATCCTGTCTGGTGTTTGCGGGACTTGATAGTCAATGAGCGTTTTGGATTAGGTGAGTATATTTCAACGCAGAATCTGGATACGGCTTCGCTTCTTGAGATGTCACGTTATTGTGAGGAGAAGGTGCCGGACGGTCAGGGAGGGTTTGAGAAACGGTTCAGGCTGGATGTGGTTATTGATAGCAATAACAAGGCTCTGGATATTCTCATTCAGTTATGTGCCACATTTAACGCCATGCCGGTTTATAGCGGTGGCGGGATATCTTTTAAGATCGATAAACCTTCAACACCGACTCAGCTTTTCGGTATGGGCAATATTATCAAGGACAGTTTCGCTCAGAGCTGGAAAACGCTCAAGGAAGTTCCGAATGTTATTGAGGTGCAGTTTACTGATAAAGAAAAAAACTACCGTCAGGAGACGATTGCCTACATAGATGAAGAAGCGTTGGCTTCAGGAGAGCCGATGCGAAAGAGTCAGGTCAGGCTTTTTACGACCCGGGTTAGTTATGCAATCCGTGCGGCTCGATATGCGCTTAAAGTCGCACGCTACATTAACCGTTCGGTTAATTTTAAAGCGGGTATTGATGCCGTTGCCTGTCAGGCTGGCGATATTATTTCCCTTTCGCATGATGTTCCCCAGTGGGGTTTTTCGGGACGGGTTCAGGAGAACAGCACAAACACGCTTATAAAACTTGACCGTGAAATGGTGATAGAGGACGGCAAGTCATACAAGATACAGGTTCGTTCTTCTGATGATTCTATAGAGGAGAGATTGATCACGTCACCGACAGGAAATCATACAGAAGTTGAGTGTGTGGCGTTTACTTATGCACCGCAGGCGTTTGATGTTTACGCTATCGGTGAGACAAGCAAGGTTAAGAAAGACTTCCGTGTTGTATCGGTTCAGCGTGAAGGCAAGAATGAAGTGCAGATATCGGCTCTTGAGTATAGCGAAGCGGTTTATGATGATTCAGAGATCACTGTTCCGCAGAATAATTATTCTTCTCTTTCCGCAGAAATTCCTCAGGTCACGAATTTGAATGTTACCGAGTCGCTGGTCAAGAAAACAGACGGCACTATTGAAAATGCCATTGATGTCTGGTTTGACCGGCCGGGCTATGCGGATTCCTATGTGAAGGCGTTTGCCCGGGCAAAAGTGTATTTGAGCGATGACGGCGGTTTAAGCTGGCGAGCCAGAGGAGAGACTTCGGGTTCGAGTTTCAGGATTATAGGAGACATTATTGACGGCATGACCTATCAGGTTAAAGTCACTTCCCTTTCAGATATCGGTCAGGAAAGCCCTCTTTCATCTGCGCCATCAAGCGAGATCACGGTTGTCGGTAAATCTGCGCCACCGAGCGATGTGCCAACCTTTCTGGTTAATCAGGACAGGGACAGGCTTTATTTTGGATGGAGCGAAATCGATGATGTTGATGTCTGGGGATATGAAATACGCTGGGGTGCGGACTGGGAAAGCGGTCAGGTTGTGACCTTTCAACAGGGAACACATTATCTCACAACGAATTTCAGGACAGGTGTCGGGCAGAGTTATTGGATCAAGGCGATTGATACTTCCGGTAATTATTCAGAAACCGCAAAGGGAGCGGTTATCACGATCACGGAGATACCGTTCAGGAATATTGTTTCTGAATTTGTGGATCATCCGTCATGGCCGGGAACAAGAGAGAATATCGATATTGATGGCAACAATCTGGTGATCGAGGATGGTTATCTGTCAGGCAAATACTCAACACCGATCAGGGACTTCGGTTTTCTGGCAACAGTGTATATCGGCATTGATGTGGTCACCACGCTTTATACAGGGCGAAAGTTTAATGATGACAGCGTGACCCGATTTGATTCGAGTGATTCGCTTCGCTTTTCAGGAATTGAAAGCCCGGGCGTTGCCACGTTTGAGATTCGCACGTCTGAAGACAACATAACGTGGACGGAGTGGACAGGCTATCAGGCGGGCGATTATCTGTGCCGGTATTTTCAGATTCGAATGACATTAACCCGTCAGAATGTCAGTGACAGCGTGAGCTGTACATCGCTCAATTACCACGGTGATTTGCCGGATATTGATGAGTACGGAGCGAACACGGTTGACGTTGCCGTTGATGGCAAGCAGGTATTGTTTGCCAAAACATTTCACGAAGAACCGATTGTTAATGTTTCGATTGCTTCAGGGAACGGTATTTATTCAAGGTTTATGGATAAGAATGAAACAGGGTTTACGGTCAAATTATATGACGGTTCAGGCGTTGAGCAGACCGGCGACTTCGACTGGCAGGCTCACGGAATTTAGGAGGTAGATTTATGGCAAAAACAGTTATTCCGCAAAAAGTTGTTATCGAGTTCGATCAGGGCAGTTTTTCAAGCGGAACGATTCTTTACAAAATAAATGATGACGGTGTGATCAGTAAAACACGCAGTATCGGGATTAAAAATGCGGGATTCAGCAAGGCAACGCTTAACGGTGTTTTGCAGAAAGTCATCAGTCATGTTTACAGATCGGAGGGTATCGATGAGTAAATTAATCTGTCACAGATGTAAACGTCCGATTGCGGATGATATGGCATACATTGCCGTGCGTGGAGATATCATTCTTCGCATGCCGGGCAAAAAGCCCATGGTCTTTTCGTGTGTTGAGCAGGCGCACAATTATGCGCAAAAATTATTCCTTCATGATGTCTGCTGGATAGACATGCTCAAGGAACACGGCATTGAGCTGTACGATATGGACAGGGTTGCTGAGGCGTATAGAAAGAAGGAGGTAGGCGATGGCTTGGGACAAGACTAAACCCGAAAACGATATGCTGTTGATCAACTTCCCCGCCGCTTGCCGTGCAAACTGGGACGCTCTCGAACTTGGCACGGATCCGAATTTACAGATCACAAACGACAAGGTTGCGCCTAATGCCGGGATTGAGGACAGCAAGCTGGCACAGATCACTTCTGCCAATAAGGTTTCGGGGTCAGCGTTGGTCGGTCTTGCCAGTGTTCCTCAAGCGGCCGGGGTGCTTCCTGCGGATAATTCGCCTAATAAGCTCAAGGCGGATGTCAGCGACACAACGCCAGAGTATCTGGACGGTTTGATCGATACGGCAGTGTTTCAGGTTTCAGCCGGTGATCAGCTTCAGCTAAAAGATGGAGGGGTTGAAACAGAAAAACTCGAAGGCGGTTCAGAATCACCGGGCAATACAAAGTATTACGGAACCAATGATGTGGGTTCAAAAGGTTTTTTTGATATGCCGAATCCCGACCTTACTGGCTATGCCAACGGTCTGGATGTAAACGGCAATAATATTCGATTAAAAAATGGAGCAACCGTGCTTGCCACAATCACAGCGCCTTATGCCACGAATGCGGGTACGGCATCGAACGCCTCTAATTCAAGTCTGCTTAACAGTCAGGGGCCTACCTATTACCGGTGTAGTGGGTGTTCGTGGACATGTTTGAGCAGTTGCACCGGTTCATGCAATAGCGGATGTACCGGAACGTGTCAGGGCGGATGCGGTGGCAGTTGTGACGGTTGTGATATGGGTTAGGAGGTAGATGATGGATTTTTTAGAAGAAGCCTGTAATTATCCGATAGTTACCCGCTACCGGCAGAATTTGGAATATATCAAAAACGGTCTGGTTAAAGGTGCGGTATCGCTTAAAGCGAAAGATATTTTTATTCCCCACCTTTACGAGAAATATATCAGGGGGCATGAGAATGAAGATGTTATCCATTGCGGTAAAGGTCAGTTTATGGATTGTCTTGATCCATATTATTTGTTTGTTGATCAGTTCTTTTTGCAGGACAGGGTTCTTGAGTACATAAGTCTTGAGAAGTTGCGGGAACCTCTTACCGGCAAGAAGGTCTGGTGTAAAACTGCAGGATCGTATCAGGAGATGATGACACGTCATCCAAATTATTACGCTGTCATGGATGACGATACCGTTCCGGATGACGGCGGTCGGAGAGCGGGTGAATTCAAGCCGGTTGACAATCAGGAGGAGTCGCTTCTGGCTCTGGTCGCCTTTCATTACAAATACGCTTTTGATGATGAGCAGGATAAGTTCGTTAAACTTCCGGTCGCAGAGCAGAAACAAAATCTTCTTAAACCGTGGATGGAATACGAGGTCAACCGGGAGGCGGGCAACAATGCTTCCCGCATAGCTGATTACGGACGGCTTATCCGGTTCTTGCTTTCTAAAGTTACGCTCAGCGATGAGGAACAGGCGATATTTTCTGACGTGCTTGCAAAGCCGGTTGAGATGGAAGATATCGACAGGATTATCAAACGTGAGAAGAAAATTCTCTCAAAGATCAAAGCGTATAAGGAAGGAACGCTGTTATGAAGGAGTTGAGACTCACAATGGAGGTTACCAAAGACTGCAACTTAAACTGTCCGCACTGTATTAAGAAAGACGGCAACCTTATGCCTTATCCACAGGACGATCAGTTTGATGAGGATAAAGCGATAGCATTTTTTGAGAAACATAACATTGCCCGGGTGCTTATCAGTGGAGGTGAACCGTTAACCAAAAAAGACAGGGTTAAGCGTCTGATCAGGCGGATCGGTACGGGCAAGGTTTTGTTTGCGACGAACGGATTATTGCTGGATGAGGATATGGTCTGGTTTTTAAACCGGTACAAAGTGATCGTGATGATTTCAGCTATTGCCGCAAAGAAGTGTGATGCTGGACTTGTAAAGAAAATCAATCGCAGACTTATTAAATATGTCATCCAACCGCAGGAGGAGTTCGGTCAGCGTGCGGTAGAGCTGGGGCAGATGTTTGACTGTAAGGTTGAGCTTACATTTGATGTTTCCAAAGTGAAGGAGCTGGATGGCAGTGCGCTGGATGTATTTGAGCGAAATTTAAAGATCAGCCGACCGTATATCCGTATTGCGACCAAAACCGGCGAATGCAACAGATGTCAGTTTAATCTGGAATGGCGGTGTGATAACAGTCTCATCAGTTACCGGCAGGTGTACGGCGTAAAAACAAAGATTCCCGAAGGGTGCGCATTTTACTATCAAAATCTTGGAGAAGAACTGTTCAGCCGTTTTCTTGCTCTGGCTAAAGAATACAACCGTCCGTGCCTTAAGGACGTGAAAGATATTTTTCAGATCAACAAAGACCTTGCCGGTGGCGGGCTGATTGTTTCCCCTGTCTGCGCTTCAGAGGACGCACTGTTTGTCTGGAGCAAACTTCTGGAGGTCTACAATGCGTGATGTTTTCAGTATACAGGTTTTGACAAATCTTTCATGCAATCTGGCGTGTGATTATTGCTATGAGAAAAAATACAACCGGGTTAATGATGCGGATACGGTTAAGCGGTTTATGAATTATATGTTTGATAAACACGCAGAGAAAAGTGTTTGTGAACTTGAGTTTATCGGTGGAGAGAGTTTTCTGTGTGTTGACCTTCTGGATGAGCTGACCGATTACGCCCGTACGTTTGGCAAAAAGATGTTTGTTTCGTTAACGACAAACGGCACGTTGCTCGGTAAGAAAACCGTCAGGGATTATATCGAAAAGAACAAAGATGTTCTGAGGGTAGGCGTTTCCATAGACGGCGTTCAGGAACTGCACGACACGTATCGCAAGCATAAGAATGGCAAAGGATCGTATAGCGACATTGTTCCCCATATTGATTTTTTATTCAAGGCGCTTGGTAGAGATCAGGTCGGAGTTAAGGCGACATTTACAAAAGAAACGTTTCAAAAATATTATTACCGTTCAATTCTTCACCTTATCGGTTTGGGGTTCAAGGACATTTCAGGAAATATCATGTATGAGGAGAATGTGGATGCTGTTTTCGGACTTACTGTTGCCCGGGAGTTTATGCGTCTGGCGGATTATTTTCTGGAATCGGATCTTTATAAAACAGTCAAATTGCGACAGCTCAATCCGGATGTTGATTTTATCCGGCAGTACAACAGCAGGCTTTTTAAGATGAAGAGTGACGAGCGTAATTATTGCGGTTCGTGCAACGAGATGACATGTATCGGTTTCGATGGTCTGGCGTATGGATGCAACCGTTTTTGCACGATGGGCAAAGAAGATATGCATATCGGCAAGATGGAAGGCGATCGTTTTGTGCCGGTCAATTCGCAGTTAAAAGCGGAGGTGATGTATCAGTATAAACGCCGTCCGCAGGAGTGTCAGGAATGCGTGCTTAACATGGAATGCCCGGCATGCGTGGCTATTCCTTACGAGTATGGCAATCCTCAGGAGTTTGTTGATTCAAAGGGCATGTGCGGGTGGACGCACGGTGTTGCGCTTGCACGGTTTTATATGTGTACAAAACTGTTTCAGAAGGAGTCGGCATGTCAGCCACGGCTATTGCAGACGCAGTAAAAGAAGTATTCAGGTTTTTGCGTGAATGGAATAACGCTGATCAAAAGCAGAAGCGGTATGCGCTTAAGCGGATAAAGCGTATCAAGAAAGCGACAGACCTTGCGGAGGATATTTTCTTTGTCGTTGAGGATATGCTTAAGATTGCGCACGCTCAGGGCTTGGCGGATCAGCGGGAATTCACACGGCTGGAAGCCCGGTATAAAAAAATGGTTCAGAAATTTAACGATTTAGATTAGGAGGTGTCGCATGGATATTTTGATGGATTACATTTCGGGTAATATTCCCCAGCTTATCACGGCGGTTGTCGGGATCGGGGCGATCTGGCTTGTGCTTTCAAAGGCGCTCAGTGTGCTTAAAGAGATCAGCGAGCTTTTAAACGCCATTGTGATCGCTTTCGCCGATAAAAAGCTGACCAAGCAGGAGGTCGAAACGATTGTCAAAGAGGCAAAAGACGTTCCACTGGCGGTCAAAGCGTTGATTAAGAAAGGCTGAAGAACGCCTTGCAATCCCCTCGGGAATATGGCCCTATTACAACAAGAGGAGGGATTGTTATGGTTAAAGAAAATATGACGGCAAAAAAAGAGCGCTACATCAGCGTTCGCCAAGACGGCGAGGAAATCTACGTTGAGAATATTCCGGTAACAGGTCGCATGCGTGATCATCAGAAGGCGGTCAAATTGCGGTTGCGGGAGATTCAGAGAGTTATGCCACTGGGCAAATGGTCGATCACCATCGAACAGCAGTGGAAGGAAAAAGGCGTCACGCATTTTCAGATGATGGATGTGGCGACCGGGAAATTACAGGAGTCGGTATTATGAAAACAACAAGAAAAGAAATGATGCTAATGGCAAAGGAGCGAGGCATTAAGAATTTCCGCATTCTTAATAAAGAAGAGCTGATGCATGTTCTCGCTGATGGGATCACTCAGCAGGAAATCGACGCTCTTGTTGCCGGAGCGGTTGCCCGCTGGAAGTCGGGATGGGGCAAAGGTAAGGTGAAAAATGAAAGTTAATGCTGAAATTGATTTGAAGGTTGAAATGGGAGCGGGTTCGCATTGTGGAACCGGATGTCAGGGATATTTGCCTGATGGCATAATGTATGATGAGCTTCTTCGGGTGTTCGGGGATCCGCAAATTATCTCATCGCCGGATGGTAAGATTCAGGTGGAGTGGTACGGCAGGATCAACGGCTTGCAGTTTACGATTTATGATTATAAATCCCCTGTTGAGCCGGAACGCAATACCGACTGGCATATCGGCGGTAAACACAAGTTTGTGGCTGAGCTGGTGAATCTGTATTTTAAAAATTCTTGA